CCGTCCAGTTCCTTGCCGGTGTCCGCTGCCGACGTGATCGTCACGACAGCGCCCACCGCCGCGGCCGAGTAGCCGTGTGTCCCGGTGCCCGTGTTGATCGCACCGGCCAAGGCGGTCGCGGTATCGTCGTTCGACGTCGTCCAGTCGACGTTGCTGGCGATCGTGACGCCGTTCGCCGTCAACGACGTGATCTTGTTGACGCCGGCGCTCGCCGTGCCGCCGGTGATCGTCACCGTGGCGGTCGCGCGGTCGGACGACCCGATGGTGACGGTCGCCACCTTGGCGACGGCGGCCACCGCGGTCACACCGCCGGCGATGTCGGTTTTGCTGAACGTCACGTCGCCGGTCTTCGTCACCGCGACGACGTCGCCGTTCGGCCCTGCGCCCGTGCCGACCGCAGCCGTCAGTGTGACGACGGCGCCGACCGCAGCCGCCGAGTAGCCCGACGCATAGCTGTTGTCGTTGACGGCCACTGCCAGCGCGTTCGCGGTGTCGGAGTTCGAGCCGATCCAGTCGACTGGATCGAGCAGCAGTTCGACGCCGTCCACCGTGACCGAGACTATCGTGTTGACGTCGGCGGACGCCGTGCCTCCGGTGATCGTCACCGTTCCGGTGGCGCGCGTCTCGGCCACCGCCGCGACGTTGGCCTGAACTGTGGCGGCGACCGCCGTCGGCGTCGTTGTCGGAGACGCATCCGTCACCGACGTTGCGAGCGTGAAGTCGGTTCCCGGAACCGCCGCGGTGATCTCGACGACACGGCCGAACGCCTTGGCGATGTACTCGCTCTGGCCGTCGATCAGTGCCGCCAGGCGGGCCGCGACAGTGTCGTGCGTGCACGCGGCGTCGGCCAGCGCGTCCCAATCGGTGACGCGGGCGCCGTCGTAGAAGTGGTAGATGTTGCCGTCGGCGTAGGCCGCGATGGCGTAGACCTTGCCGTCGAACCCTTTCGCGTCGAGGACTTCCGACATCGCCGGCGCGCCGGGCGCGGCAAGCTGCTGGTAGCGCACGCCGACCGGCATCCCGGACGGCGTCGAACCGGCGCCAAAGACGTATATCTGGTTGCGCACGGAGAAGCCACCGAACGTCCCGGCGGGCAGCGCGTGCGCTGCAACGAACTTCTTGGTGCGCTCGATGTCGCCGCCGCGCGTGATGACGGCGTTGCGAAGTACCCACAGCGTGCCGGGGACGCCGCTATGCTGCGGCCGACGGCGGTCCATGCCGAAGCGGAAATCAGAGATCGCCGTGTAGGCCATCGCCTACCTCACGCGGACGACGGCCTGCGACGCGCGCGACTTGCCGCCGTCGCCGTCGAGCCCGAGCCTGACTTCCGTCTTCGACGACGCGCGTACGCGGCGCAGCCGCAACAGTTCCTGGGCCACCTGCAGCTTCGCCGTCTTGTCGGCGCTGTCCTTCGGCAGGAGTTCCGCCGCGGCGTAGAGCACGACGATCTCGCCGTCGAGGCGACAGATGTCGTTGTCGTCGACCAGCCGGTTCGCCGCCCAATAGCCAGCGAACTGCACCGACTGCGTGCTGCTGTCGGGGAGCGGCCAGATTTCGATCTGCTCGCGGGTGCCGGTGAACCGGATGTCCCATTTCAGCGCCGGCGACGAACGCTCGTCGGCCGCCGGGTCATAGGACGAATATTCGGGGAAGCCGATGCCCCGTGCGATCGGCTCCGGCGTGCCGTTCACCCACACCGCCGCGTCGGTGATGCGCTCGTAGTCGAGCCCGGTCGGCAGGTCGTAGAACCGCTGGCCGGCGTTCAGCGTGATCCGGTCGAAAAACGTGTGCAGGTGCGGCCAGTCGAAGCTGGCATGCAGCAGGGCGTAGACGTGGTTGATCGTCCTGCGGAGCGTGGCTGTGTCGGTCGGGCCGGCGCTCGGGGTGTTGGCGCGGCGAAGCTCCTCGCGGAGGTCCGAAACCAGTTGCTGGAGGGTGTCGCCGCGCGCCATGGTGTGCTCTTACGCGAACTCGGCTTCGCCGATCGGTTCCGGGTCCGGCTCGGGCGCCGGCTGCCGGGGCGCCGCGCGCTTGCCGGTCTTCGGCGGGGGCAGCGTGTCGACGCCGCGGATCGTCTGCGGCAGCGGAACGGTCTCGTGGCCGAGCACCTGCGTCAGGGTCTTGACGTGCTCGATCTTGGCCAGGGCGCGGCCGTAGGTCTCCTCGAGGCGCTGGCGCTCATCGTCGTCATCGCGATCGACGGTGCCGGCGCGGGTGATGTTGTAGACGACCTCGACGCCGGTCTCCGGGCCGTTGTGGATGAGCTTCAGCACCTTGATCTCGGACGCCGTGACGTCCGCCATGCGAACCTCGTTCTTCATCGAACCGTTGAGGCGTACGGTGCAGTTGTAAAGCTGTTGCATGCTGCTTTCCTGGTTGGAACGACGAAAGGGCCGGCGAACCGGCCCCTTCACTATTACACGATGTCGCCGTCCGTGTCGATACAGACGGCTGCTGATCGCTACCGCGCCTCGATGGCGTTGAGCGTGTCGAGGTTCTGCACCTTGACGAGCAGAATGCCCTTGCCCTCGGCGTGCGCGGTGACGCTGGCCGCCTCGATCGAGATGGTGTCGGTCGCCGCGAAGGTGTTGGCGCCCGTTACCGCCGAGCCGGCGATGATCGTACCCTTCGGCGTGGCCGCGGCCGACGTAACCGAGACGACGCCGCCGGTCAGGTTGGTCGTGCCGATCTCGAGATTGAAATCGGCGCGCTTGGAACTGGTCGTCACGGCCACGGTCGTCATGAAGTCGACGGACAGGATCTTGCCGGCGAAGCCTGGGGTCCACGCCGAAACGATGTCGCCGTTCGCCGCCACGTCCGCCAGTTCGATGTAGAACGGGATGACCTGGACGCCGATCTTGTCGGCCAGCGGCGCCTGCAGCGTCACCTTGGTCCCGGCCGGGATGCTGGTGGCGTCCTTGTAGGTCACGACGACGGACGAAGCGCCGTAGGCGAGCGTGAAGGTGTCCGCCGCCTGGTCGAGCACGTTGTTGAGGCCCGAGACGATCAGCTTCTCGCCGGACTTGGCGTAGCGGGAAGCGTTGCCGCTCGGGTAGGTGAAAGTCATCGTGTCGTCGGTGGCAACCGCCGCGGACGGAACGAGTTCGATGAGGTCGAAATTGGCCATGGCCGTGTTCCTTGAACGAATGGAGAATGCCGGCCCCGAAGGGCCGACGAGGGTTCATCAGGCGATCGAATAGACGCCGTGGCAGTTGCGCTGGTCGCAGACGAGGCCGCCGACCCAGGTCTGCGCGCGGTAGAACACGTACTTGTTCTCCGGGCGCGCCGGGTTGTGGTTCTTCTTGTTCTCGCCCTGGACGACCTTCGGATAGATGTGCCGGGTGTCGAGCACGTAGCAGTACTTGGCCAGCGACAGGTCGTCGAGCGTCGGGTCGTAGGTGAACGACGTACCCTTGAACGAGATGTCGGCGATGCCGGCGTCGGTCCTGCCTTTGCTGTTCCAGCCCTCCATCGTGTAGTTGCCCTTCGAGCGCAGTTCCTTCTCCATCGCGTCGATGAAGTCGGACCCGCAGAGCACGAGGTTCGGACGGCCGCCGTAGCGGCGAAGCTGGCGCCACTCCTGCTGCAGCTTGGTCACGACGTTCTGGTCGGACGGCGTGGTCGCGGTGATGCCGAGCGAAGCGCGGTTGCGCCACCAGGTGTTCGCCGACTGGTCGATGCCGGCCACCACGGTCGCCGAGGTCGGGTCGTTCAGGATGAACGAACGCAGGCCGGGGACTTCCTTGGCGTCCTGCGTGCCGTCGCGCCAGAACATCTCGTTCAGGTCGCGGGCAGAGCCCTCCATCATGTCGTCGACCTTGTCCTTCAGGAGATCGACGAGCACGATCTTCTCGTTCTCGGAATGGCGGGTCTCGCCCTTGCCGTTCGTCGAGTCGGAGATCGAGATGCCGGCCTTCAGGAGCTCGTGCATCGTGAAGGAGATGCCCCAATGGAGCAGCTTCCACGGATAGGTCGCGGTCTTCAGGTTCGCCGGGTTGCCGTACGTGACGGTGTCGTCGTGCTCGAAGCCCTGGACCGTGGTCGTGTAGGCGCCCTTGACGCGGACGGTGATGTCGTCCTTGCCACCGGGGAATTCCTTCGCGGCCGACTCCATGGCCTGGAGCAGCGGGCGGTCCTGGAGCGTCTGCGCCACGACCTTCGGCGTGTTCATGTGGTAGTCGAGGACGGCGGCGCCGACGTTCTCGAGTTCCTGGGCGGTGAAAGGCATTGTCGTAACCCTCTTGGGCTACGCGCTCACCCGAGAACGGCGTTCACTGCTTCCATCAGCGACGCCGGCGCGGTCTTCGAGCGCGGCGAAGCGTTGTTGCCATTCACGGGCGGATCGATCGGCTTGGGCGCCGGGCGGAACCGTTTGATGGTCTGCTCGACGTCCTTCTTCGCGGCATCCAGCAGTTCCCGGACTTCCTGTGCGGTCCGGGGGTATCCTGCCGGTCCCTGCTCGCGAACACGCTTGCCGATGAGGTTTTCCACTCGCTCGGTGACAAGGTCACGCTTCAGGTTCCAGTCTGGATCCGAAGTGGCCTGCTCCTTGCTCCACGTGTCCGCGGTCGTCGTCGCGAGATGGACGGTGCCCTGCACTTCGCGCTGCTGGCGCTCGTGCGCGGCCCTCTCCCGCTCCTGCGCCGTCTGCTGTTCGGTCCGCTGGACCGTCAGCTTCGCCCGGTGCAGTTCCTTCGCGTGGGCCTCGGTGATGTAGCCGAGACTGACCTGCTGCTGCAGGTCCGGGGGGAGAACGTGGCCGGCGGCCTTGCGAACCTGTTCAACCAGGCTCTCGAGGACCGGAAGCGCCTGGTCGTACTTGCCGCCGTTGATCATGGCGACGAGCCCGAGGGCGTTGTCCAGGTGATCGGGTGCGACCTTGTTGGCCTGCATGTACCCGAGCAACTGGTCCATCCGGTCCGCTTTGGGCTTGATCGTGTCCAGTTCCTTGCGGACCTGGTCGCGTTCGCCTTCTACCGACCTGCGCTGCTCCACCAACTCGCGAAAGCGGCGTTGCGCGCGTTCCGAGAAATGCCGCTTCTCCTCGTCGGAGATTTCGTCACCCTCGGACGTGTCCGAAGCAGATTCTTCCGAATCCGGTTCTTCAGAGGCCGGCGCCGCCTCCTGCTCGCCGAGCGCGGTGTTCACCATCGCATCGAGCGAAACTACGCCTTGATCCTTGGTCTCGGGGGACGATTCCGAAGCTACGTCCAGGGCATTGTCGACCGCGGCTTCCACCGCGTCCGATGACGAGTCGGGCATACGTCTCTCCTGCTACAGAGGGCTACAAAATGCTACACGATAGGAATAAAGTCAAGCCGCATTCGGCGCCGTGTACGCGGGCTGCGGCCCCGGCTCGTTGGATTGCGGGTTCGGCGCGTTCTGCGACCCCTTGTCGCCCTGGCCATTCGGGTCGGAACGCGGATCGCCCGTCGGCTGCGCGCCGGCGCTCTGCGCCATCTTGGCCATGATGGCGTTCATGGCGGTGATCGACGGCATGCCGTCGGCGAAAGCCTCCTCGACGTCGATGTCCAGCAGGGCGAGGTACTTCTTGCCGATCGGCGCCGGGTTGATGCCGGGAAGCTGGATGATGTACGGCATCCCGCGCTCCATGTTCGCAAGGTCGGCCGCCTTGTTCGGCCGGCCGGAACTGCCAGCCTCGACCTCGAGGTAGATTTCCTTCGCCGCCTCCTCGCGCGCCTGGGGCGATTCCGGCCACACCGCGCCCTCGCCGACGATCTCCATGACGGTCGACTTCTCGACGTTCAGCAGAAGCACCTGCCCGGCGGAGCGAGCCAGGTCGGCGAGCACTTCGTCGAGATCGTCGACATTGTCGCTGTGCGCGGCCGACTGGCTCTGCTGCGCGATCGAACTCTCCGTCGCCGTCGCGCCGGACACGCCGCCCAACTGCGCCTCCTGGTAGCCGATGACCCGCATCAGGTCGACGAAGTGACTTTCGAGCTCGTAGAGGTTGGGGTCGATCGACGCCGTCGGGCCGCGCTGCAGGATGTCTTCAATCTTCCGCCCGGTGCCGAGCGTCGGAACCGTCACGACGGCGTGCGCTGCGTGATCGGCGAGCTTCTTCTTCTCGTCGTCTTCCATGCCGACGCCTTCGACCCAATACGGGCGCGCGGCGATCCGGTGCTCGCGCAGCGCCTGCCGCGAGCGGTTGTACTCGTTCTGGATGTCCATCGCCTGCTCGACGTCGGAGAGCGGATAGATGGCCTCGTGATGCTCGACCTCGTTGAAGACGAGCGGGAACAGCGTCCAGAAACGCTCAAGATAGACGTCCGGCGTCGCCGGCTCCTTGATGAAGTCCTTGTGCCCCTCGACGACGACGAAAACCTGCTGGTTCTCCTTGTCCTGGACCTCGTAGACGCGCGCGCAGGCCTTGGCCTTGTCCTTCGCCGCATCGTAGGGCTTGCCGCCGCGATCGTACGGCGTGAAGTCCTCGCAGACGTCGACCTTCCACACCTTGAAGATCGCTTCCGGCGTCATCTCGAACTCGTGCGCGATCCATTTCGCGCCGGTCAGCGACTTCAGGTGCGTACATTCCGGGTCGACGAGGATCTGGTCGGCCTTGGGGAAGTCGAGCACCAGGCCCTCCCTCGCGATCAGGAACTGGTCGCGTTCGAGGTCCGCAAGGTTCAGCCGCAGCCGCTCCATCTCGGCGCTCTGCTCGTCCATCTCGCCCTCGGCGACCTCGTGCAGCGCCGCCTCGATACTGGCCAGCTTGCTCGTGACGTCCTCGATCTGCGCGGACACTTCCGGCCGCGGCTCCATCAGTCGCTGGTAGCCGAGTTTGATCCAGGCGACCTTGCAGGTCTTCGCCCGGCGGACGGCCGCCTTAAGCTGCTGCTTGTAGTTCCGCCCCTGCTCGTCGAGGTAATATTCGTAGAGCAGGCGCAGCGTGTCGCCCATGCGGTCGAGCATGAGGTTCTGCTGGCGCACGGCGAGCACTTCCTGAATGAGCGCCACCGACTGCGGCTCGCCCATCTGCGCCATCTCCATCGCCGCCTGCAGACTGTCCGACCGCCCATCCCAAAGCTGGTACTGGAGGCGCTGCCGGCGCTTGAAGATCGCCTTCGGGTTCTTCGCGTAAAGCTGGCTGACGGCCTGGTTCATGTAGCGCGGCAGGATCGGCACGGTGTAGTTCTTGCCGTCGCGCCACTCCTTGTCGGCGCCGTACATCGCGAAATCCTGACTCTTGCGCATGGCGTCGAACACCGTCTTCCAGTGCTCGCGCGCCCGCTTGATCTTGTCGCACCAGTCCGCGACAAGAGCCGCGCGCGACTGCGACGGATCCGGCTTCTCCGTTTCGGGCGATTCGCTCTGCTCGTACTCCATCACCAACCCCTGTTTGCGGCCACGCGCTGCTCCGCCGCGGCGCGCTTCTTCGCCGACCGGAGAATCCACTGGATCGACCCCACGGGGGCCTCGTTCTCATTCGCCGGCGCGCGCACCACGCCGCGGGCCATCAGCAGTCCCTGGCCGATGTGCGCGAGCCAGTCGACGAAGTCGTCATGCGCGCCGTAAGGGAACTGCAGCAGTTCCCGCCGCGCGTCCTGGAACCACGGCGCGAAACGCGGGAAATGCACCTTCCGCATGCTCATGCGGCCTTGGATGGCGCGCGCACGGGTCGGCTTGTCCTTGCTCGGAATGACCTGGTCGATCGTGACGTAGACCCGCTCCTCGATCATGCGCTTGTGCAGGAACGGGCCGAACGACTTGGAGATGAGCTCCGATTCCATCCACCAAAGCTGCGGCTTGTGCAACTTGAACTGGACCAGCAGTTCCTCGACGGTGCGGTCCGTCTGCATCCGGTCCCAAACGAGGTCGGGCAGGATCCAGATGTCGTCGCTCTCGTCGACACCGACGCAGCCGAGCACAGTCGGGTCGTTCTCCTGCTTGGCGCTGACCGCGTGGTCTGAGGCGCCGTAGAACTTCAGGTCGGCGGGCAGGTCTTCGGGGCCGTACTCGACGATGTACTCGCTGCGGAAATAGGCGCCGTCCTCGGCCGTCGGCCGGCCCATGTAAAGGGCGTTGAACGTGCGCGGGTCCATGCGCTTCGCCTCGGCCAGGAAGTCGAGGCCCTTGCGTTCTGGCCACAACGCCGAGATCGGCTTGACGCCGAACTGTGCGACCACTCGCGGGTCTTTCGGCTCCTCGAGCGTCAGGCCGAGGTCGGCCGCGAGCGCCGGGTCGTCGACGACCGCCGGCAGGTTGATGTATGTCCAGTCGTCGGCGATGCCGGCGTACGCCTTGTTGCGCTCCGGATGGTCGGGGTCGCACAGGCGACCGATCAGGTCGTCGGTGTGCCAGCGTGTGTGGACGGTCACGATCCCCGACCTGCTGTGGCAACGGGTGAAGACGACGGCGTTGAACCATTTCCAGATGCGATCACGGTAGAGTTGGCTCTGCGCGTCGTCGTCCGACCGGATCGGGTCGTCGACCACGAAGAAATCCGCCGGCTTGCCGGTGCCGGAGCCGCCGACGCCGACGAACGCCGTCTTGCCGCCCTTGTCGGTAATGAGCAGGTCGAGGGCGCCTTTCTGCAGCTTATGCTCCGGGAAGATGGCGACATGCCGCGGGCTCTCGATGAGGTCGCGGACCTCGCCGCCGAACTCCTCGGCGAAGGTCTGGTTGTATGTGCCGAGCATCAGGTTCCGGTACGGGTTCCGGCCGGTCGCCCATGCGGGAAAGCCGCGGGAGAGGATCTGGCTCTTGCCGAGCTGCGGGCCGATCGCCACGGCCACGCGCTTCAGCTTGCCGGCTTCGACCTTCTCCATGATCTGGCAGAGAAGCCGCGCCTGGGGCGTGGCCACCATGCGGGTCAGGTCCGGGTCGTCCAGATCAGCCGGGTCCGGCATCTGCAGTTCGAGGTAACGAAGCAGGCTGTCCCGCGCGTGCACGTAGGCGAGCTGGCGCTTTTTCAGGCGCAACTGCTGCCGCTGCAGGTCGAGCGTCGTCGTGTCGTAGGACATGCTTCCTATCTACATGAAATCGGGAAACGCTACAAGGCGCTGCTGACGACTACAAGCCCGGCCCGCCTCACGACTTCCGATTTCGAAGATGATTGCGAGGATGCCTCGCTTTGGCTCAGGTTTGGCCGCTGGCGGCTCTTGACCTTCCGCCTCGGCAACGGCCAGAAGCGCCGCCGCTGGCTCAAACGCGCCGCACGATGCTGCTGTACGTCTCGCCGATCTTGGTAGCGGCGGCGTAGTCAATCAGACCGTTTGCGGCTAGGCCCCACGGTCCTGACCCTGCGCTGCCTCCGTCGATGTAGTTGTGATGGACTGCCTTCGTCATCACAACAGTGCCATCCGCCCCGTTCGAAATATTGGCCGGCAACCAACCGAATACAATGTCGCCTGGCCCAGCGTACGCAATGGTGCGATCACCAGTCCGTTTGACAAAGCGTCCCGCAACGAGCGTCGCGCCGGTGCTGTTCAGCATCCAACGACTGTAGCCTGTATCGGGGAACACCTCCCCGGTGCCACCGGACTGCCTGATGGCACCGGGATAAACGCCACCAATCGTCCAATGATACACGCTCCCGACCGTGACCTGCTGCACAACCAAATTGAAGTCGCAGTTGTCGAGGATGAGCCTGTGGTACCCCTCTCCGCCAAGCGAGATGACCTGCACTCCTGCCCCAACGACATTCGGACTCCGACAGTTGCGCATCTCCCATATGATCGGCAGCGTCTGTGCCGATATGTCTGGGTACGATGCATTCTCGGCCGTATCGTGGGCCGCAAAATCCGCAACCGTCGCTGACGCGTTCTCTCGGGCGGTCTGTACGTCGTTCATCACGACATGCTGGCCCGACGAGAACCCCCCGCCGAACAGGTTCGTGTTATTGTTTGGCCCGCCAATCAGACGCAGCCTATCAAATCGCTGCCGGATGCGGCGCGTCTGGCCGACACCGCCCCACGATTGATAACCAGTATCATCCGCATGAATGCAATACTCGCCGGCCCAAGCTCCGCCATCGCCGGTATCGGAACGGATCGTGAAGTCCATGATTTTTGTATCGAAGTGCGCCTGCAACAGCGCGTAGTGTGTCGTGTCTTCAGGAACGAGCTGTGCCGTTGCATCGCAGCCTGGGCCTTTGATGCAGACGAAATCAGGGACAACGAGGTTTGTCGCCTCGTAGTCGTCCGGCTGGTCGTCGCACTCGATCAGGATCGTGTTGTTGTAGTGTGACCGCCAGCAGACGGTTCCGGTGTCATACAGGCTTTCGACCGCCGCCCTCAAGGTTGTATAGGTGCGCGTAGGCCCGACGCGTATGACCTCATGGTAGACGTCACGCTCGAGCCAATCGGCAGTGCGTCCGTCCGGATAGATGCAGCTTTCGTCCAGGCCACCGCGCGTCATGGTCGACAGCGACCCCGCAACCGCCGTCGACAGCACAGACCAGTCGAGTTCGAGCACTGCGTACTCGCCCTCCCATGTGCTGATGCTCAGGGTGTCCCGGCGCAGTTTTACGTAGCGCGGCTGGTCGGTGAATACACCGACAATGGCCGGGGCCGTCCAGCGGCAGGCAGTTCGCCCCGCCGTGTCGTCGTAAATGTCGATATAGCACGTCTCCGTCGTGGAGAGGCGCATGTAGCTGATGCGGTAGTCGTGGCCAGACTTGGCCGCGTACACCCACGCGTTCTTGACAAAGCCGCGCAGCAGCGCGTTCGTGAAGACGGTCCCGGTGGCGTCGTGGCTGTCGAGGAATGGCAGGCGTCTGCCCCTGGCCGTCGACAGGTACGGCGGGATAGCCGTGGCAAGGAGCGTATTGATCTCGGCAGTCCGCGCCGTGGTCGTCACGGCGACATCGGGGTGCAGCGCTCGGCGCTGATACATTGCGCCCGATGACGGCGCGGTATTGACCGTCATAGCCGCCGTTGAGCTGAAATCAATGACGGTCGTGCCTGTTATCCCGGAACCGCCCGATGCGGCGAGGGTGATCTCGCGCAACCCGGTCCACGCGTCTGCACCAGACGATACGCTATAGGTCGCGACATCGGCGGCACCGGTCCCATCGATGTCGTCAGAACGCTGTATGGTCAGGTTGAACCGTGTCCCGACATCCTTCCAGAACAGGTATTTGACACTATAAAATTTTGCCGGATCCGCCCCGAACAAACGCAGCGACTTGATGCGCGGCAGCGCCGCGAGTTCAACGGCCGCCCACGCGGCGCGGCCCGGAAACAACGAGAGCACCTCCACTTCGAGAGGTAGTACCAGTCCAGTAATCAGCGTCTGAGTCGAGGAGCTGTCGCGCCGATAGAGCGTCGGACGCAGTAGCCCATCGGAACCACCGGCTTTTACGCCGAATGTTTCTGTGTCGGCTACGGCCGCCCGGCCGAGCGCGATGGTGTCGTAGAAATTTGCTGCAGTTGCCGCCGCCGAAGCGTAGGCCTCGGCAGCGCTTTCGGCCGCTTCTGCCCCCGTCCGCGCCGTCTCCGCCAGCACCCGCTGCGCGCTCGCTTTTGCTGAATGATGCAGTGCTGAATAGCTGCCGGGGCTGCCGGTGATCTCATCGTCTTCCGGGTTCTCTGCCCATTCCTGCGCCTGCGCGACTTTGGCCAGAAGAGCCGCACTATTCTCGACATCAAGGTACGTCAGGATGTCTTCTGTCGTCGATTTAGACAGAACGCCGAGGCCAGCAGTCCCTACAGTTCCATCACCAAACCCAAGAGAGACGCGCGCCGCCGACCCGCTCTCGACTGTCCACGTCGTCCCGTTGCCGACGATGAAGTTGCCGTCCGTCGGACTGGCTGCGGCAACGCCGGCCAGGTTCTCGCTATATTCCTGCACGCCGCCGGGGCCGATGACGATCGACGCCGCCGACGCTGCGGCCGCAGCCGCGCTCGCTGCCGACGAGACCACGTCGAGGCCTGTCTGGACGCGGTCCGCAGCCGTCGCCACGCGGTCAGCCGCGGTAGCGATACGATCCGCGGCAGTCTGCTCCGCATCCGCCGACGCGCTGTTCGCGCTCGCTGATGCGGATGCCGCATTCGAAGACGCCGACGACGCCGAAGCCGTTGCCGAATCCCGCGCCGCTTCAGCGAGAGCCTGCGCGGCCTCCGCCGCCGCCTGCGCGGCTTCGGCGTCTGCCGTCGCCGACGTGAAATCCGCGAGCAGTTCCCACTTCCCGGCGGCCATATCCGTCGCGAACGTCCCCGACGTGTGCGAGACGAGGCACTGGTAGAAGCCTGCCCCCTGGAAGACCGTGTCGCGGACGATGTACGCGGTGGCCGTCAGCCACGCCGACGGCGGCTCGAAGCCAAGCGACACGCCGACGGCCAACTGGTCGTAGCCGACAGACCCGCGCTTCAGCGCCGTATCATCGTCCTGCAGCAGCGCGATTCGCGCCAGAACCTCGTCGAGCGTCGCGGCGACCTGGTCGAGCTCGGCGTTGACCTTGTCGCCGGGCAGCGGCGTCGACGGATGGCCGGACTGGAAGTTCTGGAAGTCGTAGTCGCGTTCGTAGGGAAGGGGCTGGGCCATCACGAAACCCTCTGTACGAGGACGATCCATCGCGACGCATCGGTGTTCCCGTCGGCCGCGCCGATGGTTCCGCGCGCGCGCCAGGTGCCGGCCAACGCCGTCCCGACACCGTCGAGATGGTAATTGTAGGTGGCGCTGCCGAGCGTACCGAGGCGCACCGTGACCGATGCGTTCCGGTCAGGGGCGCCGCCATTGGTCGCGAGAAGCGTCGTGCCGACCGGGAACGTCGTGTTGTCGCGCGTCGATCCGGTGTAGATTTTGTCGTCGAAGAACGCCTGCACCCCGGCCGGCGTAACGGCGCGCGCGGTGTCCGTTCCTGTAACGACCTCCGCGGTCGTCGCCAGTTCCACGACGCCGGTCGCAGATTCGGTAGCCGCCTGCTTCAGGTTGTCGAACGCCGCCGAGGCGGTGGAAGCGCCGGTCCCGCCGTCGGCGACCGGCAGATCCGTCGCCAGGCTCGATATCGCGCCGCCGCTGATCGTCGGCGACGTCAGCGTCTTGTTGGTGAGGGTTTGCGTGTCGGACGTGCCGACGACCGTCCCCGACGGCGCCGTCTTGCCCTGCCACGTCGTGAGGTTGGCGTTGTAAGCCTGGACGTGGGTGCCGATCGTTAGCCCAAGCGTCGCGCGCGCAGTGGCCTCGTCCGCGTCGTCGAGTATCGTCTTGGCATAGTCCGTGACCGTGAACGAAAGCCGCGCATCAGGCAGCGTGCCGCTGGCGAGGTAGGACGCGTCCGTGACAGCCGAAATCTCGCTGAAATCGGCGATCAGTTCCCACTTCCCGGCGGCCAGATCGGTCGAAAACGTGCCGGACGTGTGCGAGACCAGGCACTGGTAGAAGCCGGAGTTGGCGAAGGCCGTGTCGCGGACGACGTAGTTCGTCGCGGTCGCCCACGCGCGCGGCGGATTGAAGCCGAAGCCGTCCAGTTCCGGCTTCAACTGGTCGTACCCGACGCTACGATTGGACAGGGCCAGGTCGTCGCGCTGCAGGGCTGCGATCACCGAGCGAATCTCGTCGGTGACGGCCTTCAGGCGCGAGAGTTCGATGTCGACCTGCGCGCCGGGGAGCGGCAAAGTCGGGTTTTGCGCCTGGTAGTTCGAAAAGTTAAAAGCCCGGTTATAGGGGGACGGCTGCGCCATGTCGTCGACCGCTGGATTCGGCCGTCGGCGACACGGCAATACGCTCGTTGACGCATGTATAGCACAGTCGCCTTTTGCAGCGCAAGTTTTCGGCGTATAAGGGAGGAAAATCTTCCTCTCGGAGCAGGGCCATGGCGCTGAAACAGGTCGGGAACTTCGTCGCAAGGGGTACGGATCGCGTCGATCCGCGCCTGCTGGCGATCCTCGAGGCCGCAGCCGCGACGACGAACATGAACGTCGAAGCGTATTCGGGATTCCGGCCGGGAGACCCGCGATTCCACGGCAAAGGCCACGCCATGGACGTCCGGATCATCGGCCCGGACGGCAAACCGCTGGCCAACTACCAGGATATGGCGCATTTCCCGACCTACGAGAAGCTGGCGCAGGCCGCCCGGCAGGCGCAGATGGCCAAATATCCAGACCTCGCCGACGCGTTCCGTTGGGGCGGCTATTTTTCGGGCGGGAAGGGCAAGTACGGCGCCCTCGACCTCATGCACTTCGACATCGGCGGCGGAAACGGCCTCGGGATGGCCGGCGGGTCGTGGGAAAAAGGCCTGGCGGACGAGCAACGCCGGCTCTGGCAGGGCGTCCAGAGCACAGGAATCGGCGCGCAGGTCGCCTCGCGGCCATCCGCCGCGCCGCAGGCCCCCGGAACGCCCGCGCCGCCCCTCGGGCCAGGGATCCAGATCGACGGACCGCCTGCCCCGGCCATGGCGGCGCAGCCGGCGCCGGAAGAAAGCGGCCTCGGGGACATCTTCGCGGCGTTCATGGGCGGCGCAGGGGGTGGCATCGCACCGCAGGCCGCGGCGTCGGGGCCGCAGGGCGTGCACACCGGCGATCCGATGGCGGCAACGATGGCGGCGATGGCGTCGGCGGATCGGGCCAGGGGTCTCGCGGCCGGGCTGGCGCCGGACATCGAGGCGCTGTTGGGGTTGGGGAAACGGAAAGCCCCGGCGGTTTAGGCCGGGGCTTTCGGAGGATTGGACGGCTACTGGTGCTCCTCAAACCGCCTATTGTCGCTTCCGTCTTTAAGCCGGCGCAGTAGGCCATCTCCCGCGCCAATGAACAGATTCCCGATTTCTCGGGGCTGGCCTGCTCCTACTCGGACCCGCTTTCGCGGGAAACTACGTCACCTTCAGGGGCCAATTGCGGACATTGGGGTGGAACGGCGCCGTCCTCGTGCCCTCGATCGCCTGGTACACCGGGCCAGCCGGCTTCGCCGGTTCGGTCGTCTTCAGCTTGGCGACGACCTTCTTCCACTCGTCGAGCGAGGGCGCGCGGCCATCCAGCGCTTCGTTGAAGCCTTCCAGCCAGGATTTGAACTCGGCGAGGGTCATTCGGGGCTCCGTTGTTGGGCTGCCCCCGGCGGGTCGAAAGGATAACTCCCCGCCGGGGGCGTTTCGCGGTTCGAGCGGGGCGGCTTTGCGGGCGGCTGGCTCGAACTGCGGGTCGCCGTACGCAGGACAGCTTGGCGATGTCGCGTTTGATACGCTACAAACGGCCGCATTGCAAGAGTGAAAAGTTGGAAATTTGCAAATTTAGTAGAGCGGCCTTGCAGGCTTCGCAGTGCGCCACGCCGAGGGGGGCCGGGGGGCGGGGGTCGGCCTCGCCGAGGGTCATTCGCCGCGTTCGCGCCTAATCAAGGCGCTATCTTACTCATATAAATCAAGCTCTTGCTGCGTGATTGGCGCGCTAACTGGCGTGACATCGCGCATTCTGGCGTCAATCTCACGCTGCAGCCGATCGATCTCGGATTGCAGGTCGGCCGCGGTCATGGTGCTCGGATCCTTGTCGCTTCCGCCTGGCTTCTCGTGCCTCTTGGCGCTGAAGCCGGCGCGGTCCAGGACGCCTAGCGCCAGCGTGGCGCGCACGCCCGCCGGCGTCTTCGAGTCATCAAGCAGCCTCGATATGGTGTGGATCGCCTGCGGCGCGAGCTCGCCGACCAAGAATCGATCCATCGCGGCCGCGTAAACCGCTTGCATTTTGGCGGTTCGAAACACAGCGGTCCCGGAGGTATCAGAATACCCCGCTTCGATTGCTGCCTCGATTTTACTCTTGCCCGACAAATACGCCATCACGGCTATCTGTTGCCGATCGTTGAGACCGGATTTGACAACAGTTTCCGCTAGATCGGTCGTCGCGCCTACGGTTTGACCGGAAGATGCCATTTATCTCTTGCAAATCTTTTTGGCGTGGTTTACGTTGCCGATTGTAGCGCATAGACGCGCTTCACGCAACGAAAGGGAAAACGACATGTCCAAGATGGCTTGGGAGAAGGACGGCGCAGAGTACGTGTGCCGCATCGGCGAAATCACGTTATGGGCTTCGCCGGTCAGTTACGCGAAAGGCTTCGCTCCAAAGCCCGCACGCGGCACGAAATGGCGCGCGGGATGCAACCATTGGAGCGAATCGACTCGCTGCATGTCGCGTTACGGCCGCGACGCTTACGACACATTGTTGTCGTCGGCTGAAGAGGCCAAACGGCTCGCGGAAACGATATACAACGAAACGCGCGCCGCCTAAGCCGCCATTTGCAGCCATAATCCGAAGAAAGGGAACACGACATGGATATCTGCGCCCGCCTTGAAGCCCTTGCCTCCAATCCGCGCAACTGGCGCGTCACGACGCATTACGCGGACGGCAGGACACGCCACCACGACACGCACAGCGCAGCGCAGGCCGAAAACTACGCCATCGGCGAGCGGCGCAAGATTGATCGCGAACTGATTTCGCGCGAGACGGGCGAAACGGTCCGTATCACACGCGTGACCATCGCCAAAATCAGCTAACAGCGCTGCGACGCGTCAAGCTAGCCTAGCGCGTCGCCATTTGCAGCTATCATCCGAAGAAAGGAAAAACGACAATGGCTACCCTCCAACTCTCCGCCGACTACGCGGAACCCCGAGGCGACGGCGTCAACTTCGCCGTGATTTTCCACCTGACCGGCAAACCCGATCCGCTTCCGCGAAAGCTGGTCGAAGTGAAGACCACGGCCGAAGCGTTGGCCGCGTTCGATGCGTACAAAGCCGAGGCGAAAGCGACAGGTCTGCCTATCGCAGTGTCCATGAAGATCAAGGACGGCCGCGCACCGAACGGTTTCAAGAAGGCCACGGCCGGCCGCTTCTTCCATGGCGTCAACATCTGAACCTGAACGAAAGGACCAACCCGTGAAGACCGAAACCAAGATCCGCGAGACCTTCGCCAATTCGCCCCGCGGCCGCATCCGCCGCGACTCGCGCCGCGCGGCCATCGCCGCAAAGCGCGCATGGCTCGAGATGTGAGGGGGCGACGATGGCACGCATTCATGAAATTGCCGACGCGCTCGCGTTACACCTCGGCGGAAAGCAAGTCCCGATGAACCGGGACGGCGAGTTTTTCGACTGGCGCGCACAGGTCGATGTCGACATGCCGGCGCCGTCGCTCGGCTACACGCTCCACCTGTCCGCCAAGACGTACGGCGCCGACGCTGGCAAGATCACGGTCACGCTCGGCGCCCGCGCGTACAAGAGTGACACTGTTTCTATCAAAGAGCCATGGCCTTCGGCACGGGTCAACGGCAACCGAGACCTGCAGGCAGTTGTCGCTGACGTGGCGCGCCGCGTTTGCAACACGCCGGAAGCGGCCGCCGCGCTCGCCGCGCACGCCGCCGCACTCGCCGCGCGTGACGCATGGGCCAGAGGCGTTGACGGAGCCATGGCCGAGTTGCTCGCCTCGAGCAAAGCGCACGAAAGCGGAAACTACCCGCGTGACACGTTCCGCGGCCGCCTGTTCAGTTCTCCGGGTGGTGTCTATTTCAGCGCGACCGTAACACCCGATAGCGTCAGCTTCGACCGCATCGGTTCCATGTCCGTCGCGCAGGCGAAAGCCGTTATCAAGATTCTGGAGTCTGACGCATGATCCGCGCCCTTCTCCGCTCCCCGATCGTCCAGGACATCAGCAGCGCATTCGCCGTCCTGGTGTTCATCGCCATGCTCGCCCTTTGGTGCGCCGCGCTCGCGTAGCGTGTCGCCATTTGCAGCCAAGAAAGGAACTCTGAAATGACGCCGCTTGAACACTTCACCGCGTCCTACCTAACGGCCGCGCTTTGGTCGTCGTCCGACGAAAACGGAACCCCGCTCGAAGTCAACTATTCGACCGATGACATTGATTCGGAAATCCTCGAGTGGATGCGCGCCGAATGCGCTCGCTTCTACAACGAAAACCGCGACGACATCGAATGTGACGGCGCGCCGAACGCCAACGACGGTTCCGGCATCGCCGGCATGGCCGGACATGATTTCTGGCTGACCCGCAACGGCCACGGCGCCGGGTTTTGGGATGGCGACTGGCCTGAACCGCATGCGTCACGCCTGACCGACGCGGCGGGAGCCATGGGTGAGGTTGACCTGTACGTCGGCGACGACGGGAGGCTGTACGCGTGACCCATCTCGCCATCCTCGCCCTCCGCTTCGTCGCCGTCGGCTTCCTGCTCGCCGCCGTGCTCGTCCAGTCAACCCCGACTTGACTTCCGCCGGCGATTCGTGCCAGCGTCGCTGTCGGGTCTAGCAACCCGATAGCAGCGCGGTCTACGGCAGCCCGAAAGGTCCGTTCCGCAACATAACGTCCGGGGTACGTGCGCGCATGTCCAAGGCGCAAGCCCAAAGGCGCACGTGGCCGACGCTGCTCGGTTTGCTAGCCCCGGATTCGTTAACCCGTAGCAAGGAACGCAGCAATGAAATCCCTTACCGCAAATCAGCTTTCCGTCATCCACGGCGAACCGCGGGTCTTCGACCTGCATCTCGCCGCCAGCCTCGGCATGGCCAACACCTACGACATCCGACGCACGATCGAACGCAATCGCCCCGAACTCGAAATGCACGGAGAGGTTTCTGTGTCCCGCACAAAAACCCCCGGCACAGTTTCCGCCCCGCGGGCGGAAACCTCCAGCAAGGGCGGACGCCCCGGCCGCGCCTACTACCTGAACGAGGGACAGGCGCTTGTTCTGTGTGCCCTGTCGCAGACGCCAAAAGCCGCCGAGATCCGCAAACAGGTCATCGACGTGTTCATGGCGTGGAGGCAAGGCCGAACCGTTCCGGTCAAGGCACACCACCGGACTCCGCCGTCGCCCGCCGTCCGCACCTTCTTCTCCCTCGAATTCACCGACGACGGATTGGCGCGGGTCACCCTGAACATCCCGCGCGATTTCGCCCTGAACATCGCGCAGATGTACGTCGAACGCAGCGCCTGAATCCCCACCCCCTCAGAATCGACCAGAAACGGGCCTCACAGGCCCGTTTCGCTTTTTCAGGCATCCTCACCCATCCCGAGCTCGCAACGCCAGCCAGCGGCCTCGCTGGCGCCCGTAGCGGTCAACGCGTAAAGATACCTCACCCCATTCTGCCCAGGCCGCAGCGTCCGCGGATCGTAATCCGGGTTGCCGGCGCGCTCGACAAGCCCCGCCTTCGGCAGCAACTGCCACACCCACGCCTTGACGCTGCCTCGCGCGTACTCCGGCACGAGCGCTCGGATCTGCCCGGCCGTGTACCAGGTGCCCGGCTCCAGTCGGGCGCAAAGCACCTTCCACCCGGCCAGCGCGTTGATCTTCTGCAACTCGGGCCGGCCCCGCGCAACCGTGCGCACCGGCTCACGCGCCGCCTCGCGCCGCTCCTGCTGGCGCTTCGCTTTCTTGGCCATCGCCGCCGCGTGCGCCGCCTTCTGCTTGCGCACCCGCGCCGCGTCCAGCCGGGCCATCGCCTTCTCGATCCGCTTCGCCGCCGTCGGCGTCCGTTCGAAGATTTTCACCATGGCTTTTTCCGTTTTTCCAAAAAATCCGACTAAAGATCAAAGTTGGCATACGCGCCGAAAGCCTCGACAGCCGCACACGCGTAAGCGAGTTTGGCCGATTCGACGTCATCGTACGTGCCGAGATATCGCGTCCGCCCGTTTGCGGTGATCTGCGCCCGCCAACGTCCGCTTTGTGATCTGGATACTCCGCGGATTCGACTTCTCGATCGAGTGACGCTGTTCGCCATGTTCTGCGCTTTGGTGGCCTCGCGAAGGTTACACCACCTGTTGTCGTCCCGAACCCGATTGATGTGGTCGATTTCGTGCTTCGGCCACGATCCGGTCATGTAGAACCAAGCGAGTCGGTGCGCTTGGTATCGCCGCCCCTCGAAAGTGACGATCGCGTACCCTCTCTGGAAAACCACGGCAACAGGCTGCCCTGCTCGGATCCTTTGCCGCGCCACTCGCCAATAAAACAATCCAGCTTCTGGATCGTACCGCCATGTCTCACGAAGATATTCAACAGCTAACACGTCTTGCACTCCGCAATTCCACTCCGTCCGCACCTCGATTTACCCCCACCTTGATTCGGGCCATCCGCGGGGGCCTTCCGCACCACCTCCACACCCCCACTCCGTAGAGTGAGGTGGGGGTGCGGTTTGGTGTGGTGTGCGGACCCCCACTTTCCCCCACTTTCCGCCCCCACTTCGCAAGGTGGGGGTAAGTGGGGGTCGACATCATTTGCAAGACGTATCGACCGCATCGAATTCGCTCTCTTGCAAACGTTTTCCCGCCACCACGACAGGTCGATCCTTGCCTTTTTCGTCACGGATTTTCGTGACCTTCAGCCATCCCTTGTCGAGCCATTCGCGGACGATCGACTTGATCTTCTGCTTCTCGGCCGCTTCCGACGGATCGAGGCCCGTCACGTCGGCGATGAGATATCCGACCCAGTCCTTCGACTGCACGCTCTCCCGATACTCGCGCTCGGCCACCGCCGCCTGCACGCGAAGCACGTCCTGCTGCGTGATGCTCTCGAACGGGTCTGGCCAGGACCACGGCACGACGACGCCGACCTCGTCGCCGTTGCCGAGCGCGACGCTCTCCAGCTTGAACCAGTCCGAATGGTCGGCCGGGGGCGCCATGTTTGCCTTGTCGGAGTATGTGCGGAAATAGAGCCTGTGGTTGTCGATGCCGGCTTTGGCCGCGTCCTCCTTGCTCATCCGGTTCAGCACGCGCGCCTCGCGCGCCGCATCGACGATCGCCTTGCCGCCGCGGGCGCTGTCGGCCGTCGTCTCCTCACCGCCCATCTTGCGGGTGTGGTGGATGAGGCCGATCGCCGCATTGGCCCGGTCGGCTACGCGGCCCCACTCCTTCGTCACCAGGTCCATGCCGTTGTTGTCGTTTTCGGGGATCTGGTGCGACGACACGAACGGGTCGATCGAGGCGACGTCGATGGCCAGGGCCGCCATCTCCGCCGAGAA